TACTTCGGGTCGGACACCTGGAGTATCTTGTTCTCGGAATAGTCGCCGTCGATGAAGGTGACGGAGGTGATGAAGTTCCGATATTCCTCGTCCGGGCGGTCGGTGAGCTGCTGGATTTTCCGCTTGGCGTTGGGGTTTGCATAGACCTCCTCCGGGGAGTTTCCCCAGGCTATCTCCATCACATCCTCCCCGTATCGGCAGAAGTAGCGAATCTTGCCGGATCGGGCCGGTATTGCCTCGTCGGTTTCAGGGTCTATCCACCACTCCAGGAACCAGCGGAGCTTGTTGCTCCGGCCCACGGGGTTGCAGGTGCAGATGAACCTGGGCCGCACACCGGCGGTGCTTCGGTTCGAGCCGATGAGGTCGAAGATGACGGACATCGACTCCTTCGTGAACTCGGCCAGCTCCTCAATCAAGATGTACGGCATCTCCGCACCACGGAAACGATCCTTGACTTTTGAGAGGTCAGCAAGGTGTTCCATCTTCATCGTGGCCCCCGTCCCGTTGAAGAACTTGGCCTCGAACGAGGTGTCCGCGAAGGTGGAGAACCCACGGAAAATCTGCTTGGCCGACTTCCAGATGCCTCGCTTGACATCGGCCTCGAAGCGTCGGAATCCGTACATGTTGATGTCCGGGTTGTCCGCATACGGGAGCGCCCCTATCAGCCCGACTGCCGTCTTTCCTGCGCCACGGACTCCACCGCAGATGATGATGTCGGCCTCGTTCGTCAGGACATTCTCCTGGAATCCGGCCTGCGGGACGAGATTGTAGCTCCTCTTGCCGCTCCGCTTGAGTTCAAGGTTCTCCTTCCGAAGTTCCTCGATGTACTCGTTCGTATAGACCTCCATCCCGTATTCGAGGAACACGGGGTCAAGGTGCTGTCGGTCTCCTATGGCGTTTTGCGGTGTCATCACCGCAAAGGTGCGGGAAAAAATCAATAAATTTCAAAAGTGCTTGTGGTTTATTGATTTTTATCAAATATATTTGTCCCGTATGGATGAAAAAACCGAAAACAAGGGCGTGCAGATAACCTGCCCGCGATGCCGGAAGCAATTCCCCGTGAGGATTCAGGAACTCTCCGGGAAGGCCCGCATTTCGGTGCGGTGTCCGAACTGCAAGAAAGTTTCGGAGATCACCCTGCAAGACATAGAGTAGCGCCGTAGAGCGCACATAAGAGGCCATCAAGAGTTGCTTGACAACCATCCAGGCCCGGAGCAAGGACGAACCCGTTTCGCCCAGCTTCGGGCCATTTTTATAACCTAACCCGTTCATTGACAATGTTTAAGGAACAAATCGCAGCGACGCTCAAGACGAAGTATCAGCGCTTTGGATTGAGCAATGAGGCTATCGACCGGATTGCCACGGCGAAAGAAAAGACGGTCACAAGCGAGGGAGAAATCGAGGCGGCTACCGCTGATGTCACCACGATGGAACTCATCGCCAACGAACTCCAGAAGATGCGAGACAAGGAGATTTCCAACAAGACCGACTTGCAACGCGCCTTCGACTCCTACAAGGAGAAGAACCCGGAGGGCGGGAAAGACCCGAAGCCCGATCCGAAACCCGACCCGAAACCCGATCCCAAGCCTGACCCGGACAAAGAGCCGGAATGGGCCAGGAAACTCCGCGAACGCTACGAACGCGAGGACAAGGAACGGGAGGACAAGGAACGGCGCGACTCTCTCACCGCCCGGCTCAAGACCGAAGGATGTTCCAACGGCGGAATCCTCAAGCTCGTCATGCAGGGCTACGAACCCGTCAAGGACGAGAGCGAGGACGACGCGACCAAGCGGCTCAAGGAGGCGTATTCCAGCGCCTACCGCGAGACATTCGGCGACGGCCCGATTCCCGGAATGGGAGGCAAGCCGTTCATCGACCCGCAGTCCGCGACAGACCACAAGAACGACTTCCTCCGCAAGCAGGGGCTTCTTCCGCAGAAGGAGAACAAGTAACCCCTAACACCAACAAAAGATGCCTAAATTCAGCTCTTTCAACGCATTTGGCTCCGAGAGTCTCGAAACTTCCCAGAGCCATATCCCCGTGTGGCTGGGTGTTGTCGGCCCCGTCCCCGTTGGCGGTACGCTTGACAAGGCTTACGCCAAGCCGGGCTTCCTGCTGGGTGCTGGTGCGCCGGTGAACCTCACCGACAAGATCATCACCCCGTTCATCGCGTGGGAGGTCGTCTCTATGGAGACCGTCTCCACCGACGATGTTATCGTCATCAAGCCCGCCGAGTTCGGTGGTGCGGAACTCGTCCCCGCCGTGGGTGATTTCATCCAGAAGGTCGGTGCGTCCTTCGCCGCCACCGGCAAGGCCGCTGCCGTCACCGCAGTCACCGCTCTCGCGGGCGACGATGCCGGTAAGTATGAGGTCAAGGTTCTGCACTCCGCGACCGTCGATTCTCTCTCCGAAGGTGACTTCATCGCCATCTCCGCCGCCGCCGCCGCCGGTTCCGGCAAGTCGCTGAAGGCCCAGCCGAACGGCTACCTCTACAACGACATCTACTTCGGCAACCTCGGTGGCTCTGCCGAGGACGGCACTCTCGCCGCCACCGGCGCGGTCGTCATGTTCCACCACGACGGTCTGCTCGTCGAACTGACCCCCTCCGCCCCGTTCAAGGACGCGATGAAGGCGGCTGTTCCGGGTGTCCTCCAGGTGCTTGTCTAACCCTTAACGAAAAGGAGAAAACACTATGGATACCTACCAGATTCAGTTCTACGACCTTCTCTCCCGCGCCCTTTCGCCCGGCGAGACCATCCAGACCTTCCTGGACAACACGATGGCCCTCAAGTACAACGGCCTCCAGCTTGACGGCTTCACCTGGGAGCCGTTCATGCAGACCGACTTCACCTTCGAGCAGGTGTTCGCCGAGGTGGGCCTGAACGCCACCGCGCAGTATTACGACCTCGATTCCCCGGCCCTGCCCGATGGAACGCCTGGTTTCAAGTCCTACACGGGCAAGATTCCTCGCATGAAGAAGGTCGAGTACTTCAACGAGGACAAGCTCCGCAAGATGAAGCTCGTCGAGGATCGCCGCAGCACGACCCCGGCCCAGGTCGCGGAAATCGCGTACCAGCAGCTTTTCATCACCGTGGACAACCTCATCGGCGGCCACACCGCCGCGCTGACCTACCAGCGCCACCAGGCGGTGTCGAAGGGCAAGTTCGTCATCAACTCGACGAACAACCCGAAGGGCATCAAGTCCATCACCATCGACTACCATGTTCCGGGTGACAACAAGACCACCCTGGACGGCACTCGTCGCTGGTGGACTTCCTCCACCCACACCGCTGGCAACGAGGGTGCCGCCGCCGACCCGGTTGGCGACCTCTCCGCCATCGTCAAGACCGCCCGCAACCGCGGTGTCCGCGGCCACTTCGAGGTGAACCTGGACTACTTCAAGGAGTGCCTCTACCACTCCGCCGTCCTCTCCCTCATCGGCGTTTCCATGCTCCCTGCCTCCGACTCCACCCAGCAGGTCGCCTACGCCCGCGTCCAGCCCTACGAGACCCTCAAGGCCCGCCTGGAGGCTCTCATCGGCGCACCAATCAAGGCCATCGACTCCCTCGTCGCCGTCGAGTCCATCGACAAGGCGGAGAAGGCGTTCGTCCGCGCCAATGTCGATGCGTTCGACAAGGATGTCTGGGTGTTCGTCCCGGACGGCGAAATCGGTGTCGTCAAGACCGTCGAGCCGATCGCCATCGAAGGCGGTCAGTACGGCTCCTTCTACGGCGGCAAGCTCCTCCTGACCGTGGGCGTGGACTATGTGAAGAAGTGCCAGAGCTACAACACGGAAATGACCTCCCTGGTCATCCCCACCGTGCCGCAGTACATGTGGTATCTCTTCCCGAACGCCTAATGCTCTTTGACAAGTAGAATCCGACGGAAGATATGGCAAGCATCGCTGACAAAATGACCCTCCTGGATTGGTTCAAGGCCAAGACCGACCACATCATCGACTATTCGGACGGCTTCATCTACGCCACTTTCCTTCACCGGGGAGTGAACGATGACTCCACCCTTGTCGGCCAAGTGGACGAACGAACCCGCGACCTTATCCTTGCGGATGCGTATGTCGCTGCCGCCATATCTTCCACCAAGTCGGGGACGCAGGGCGAGGCCGACGGCGGCTGGACTCACTATGTCGCCATCAAGAATGTCGTTTCGCGTGACGCGCTGATGCAGATGGCGAAAGACCTCTACGACAAGTGGGACGAGCCGTTCACCGACCCCGCTCCGAAAATCCGCATGAAAGACCTCTACTGATGTACAATCCCCGTTGGCCCCATACCTTCCGGGTGGTCGTGGAAAGCCTCGACCAGAACGGAACCCCGGTCACGGACGCGAACGGCGATCCCGTCGTGGGAAGTATGCAGCTCGAAAAGGTTGTGTACGACTCCGCGTGGAATCCCCGCCG